GAACCGCTTATCGACGCGATCCCGCTTCCGGTTTCCATCACGGCGGCTGCTACGCTTACCCCCGCTCAGGTGTTGAACGGCGTGATCTTGGCCAACAGCGGTGTCACCGCTACGCAGACCTACACGCTGCCGACCGTGGCGCTGCTGGAAGCAACTCTGACCAACTCGGACAAGGTCGGCACGTCCTTCATGTTCCGCGTGGTCAACCTCGGCACGTCATCCGGCACCGCGGTTATCGCCGCTGGCACCGGCTGGACGATTTCGGGTTCGCTGACCATGACCATCCCGGTCACGACCGGCGCCGTCATGCTCGCCCGCAAGTCGGACGTTGGCGCTTGGACGCTGTATCGCGTTGGTTAATAGAGGTCAGCCCCGGCCTTCGGGCCGGGGCTACCTTTTAGGAGAAAGACAATGGCTAACACCAAAGCAATCGGCGTTGCCTACAGCGATCAGGACATCGTCGGCGCGCAATACCTCCTGACCGACGAGCAGCTTGGCTACACCGCCGCCGCGCAAGGCACCGTCACGCAATTGACGGATAAAAGCACGGCGGTCACGCTGAACGCATCGGCTGGTCGCATCACCATGAACAACGCTTCGTTGGCCACGGCCACCAACGCCACGTTCACGCTGAACAACAACCTGATCTCGGCCAACGACACCGTGATCCTCACGATCTCTGGTGGTCAGGCTACCGCCGGCTCGTACAACGTGTTTGCAAACGCGCTGTCAGCCGGTTCGGTCAGCATTACTTTGCGTAACATTTCTGGCGGCACGCTGTCGGAAGCAATCGTGATCAACTTCGCGCTGATCCACTGCGCCTAACAGAGTGGGCGGCCTTCGGGCCGCCCATTTTACGGAGTTTCTATGTCCGTTATCTACATGGTTCACCCGACGCACGGCGCAAAAGTGGCGATCTCCGACGCTGAAGCGATTTTGGATGCAATGGATGGCTGGGAACGCTATGATGTGATTACATCATCTGTGGTGACGGACGACGACGAGGATGAGATCGTCAACGAGATGGCAACACCAAAACGGCGCGGGCGGAAACGCAGCGTTGTGCAAGATGACCAGGAGTAACCCCTATGTCTAACGAATCTGCGCAGAGCATTATCTATAAGTCGCTTCGCCTTTTGGGTGTGTTGGCTTCAGGCGAAGCACCCACGGCTGCGGAAGCGCAGGATTCGCTGTACAGCTTGAACTCGATCATCGACTCGTTGGCGGCAAACCCGCAATATTACTACACGAATTTGGCCGAAACATTCTCGACGCGCGCATCTCAGTCGAGTTACGCCATCGGCAATTCGACCATGTCGATTGCCACGCTTACCAGCGTCACCACCACCGCGACCGCCACCACGGCGCAGCCGCACGGTCTGGCTACAGGTAATTATGTGACTGTAAGTGGCGCTTCGCCGGCGGGCTACAATGTCACGGCTGCGGTTACCGTGACCGGCGCCAATACGTTCACCTACACAATTGTGTCGGTTTCCGGCGTAGCTGGCACAGGCACGATGGTGTTCAACAACGCCGACTTCAACACGTCGCGTCCCATCCGCATCGTTGGCGCGTTTATTCGCACCGGTTCTGGCGCAACTGCCATAGACTCACCAGTGGGTATTGTCACCGAGCAGTTTTGGAACAACATTGCCGACAAGGCTTCTACGGCTGCTACCCCGACCACGCTGATGTACCGCCCAACTTATCCGTTCGGGCAGGTCATTCTGTACCCTACGCCCTCTGGCGTAACGTCGCTGTTCCTCAAGACGGAACGCACTCTAAGCCAGTATACGTCGCTGACCGATGCTGAGTATATGCCGCCAGGCTATCAGCGTCTGCTCGAACTGTCGCTGGCCGTGGAACTGGCGCCGGAATACGGTTCACGCGCCGCGCCTGAAACGGTTGCTTACATCAAGTCGAGCCTTGCCGACATCATGCGGACTAACATGCAGAAGCTGTCGTCGTCCAAGATCGGCGCTATCCCGAACCCCAACGTGTTCGCCGTCGAGGCCGGCATGGCGCAGACTGGGTATTCTGCTGGGTACAACGGCCCTTCGGGGCCATAAGTTGTGGCCCACGCAAAGCAGGAAGATTGACCGATGACCAACGCCGGGGGTATTATCGACGGGTCGCTGAGTTTTCAGACCTATAACGTCGCGTTGAACCCCGGCGTTGATTACGATGCATTTTGGGCCGAAATTGAAACCGCAAACACTGGTGGCAATTGGGTGCCTAGCCGCGCCGTGCATGTCGCCAACAAACGTCCGGCAAGTTTGCGGCAGTGCTGGTATGATCTGACTGACGCTGAAGCTGAAGCACTCCGGGGCGACCCACGGGTGTTCTGCGTCGAGATACCGCCTGAGTTTCGCACGGACATAGGCGTCGAAGGCACTACCTCACAGACAGGTCTTTGGTATAAACCGGGCTTTGCTGAAGGGGTAAACCCAGCAAACAACCTTGGTATAAACTGGGGTCTGACCCGGACAGACAGCCGTACAAACAACACACCTGGCTATCCGCCAGCTTCAGGCAACTTCGTCCATAACTACCTGTGCGATGGCACAGGGGTTGATGTGGTTATTATGGATGGCGGCATCCAGCCGGATCACCCTGAATTTGCAGACGCAAACGGCGTGTCGCGGGTTCAGCAAATCGACTGGTACGCAGAGAGCGGCGTGCCGGGGACTATGCCAAGTTTTGCAACTTTTTACAGCGACTATCAAGGCCATGGCACTCTTACCGCGGGCCTTGCCTGCGGAAATCTATATGGGCGGGCAAAGAACGCGCGCATCTATTGCATGACAATTGATGTGTCCCGCGCTGCCCCGACTACTTTCATTCCGATCTCCGACGCCTTTGATTGCATAAAGGGTTGGCACAACAACAAACCAATCGATCCGCTGACCGGGTACAAGCGGCCTACCGTGGTCTTGCCTCAGATCATATTTTTTAGCACATACGCCAACATTACCGGCGGCGTGTATCGCGGAACTGCGTGGACGGGAACTACCGGCCAAACGCAGTACGGGATGACAGGCTCGAACAACAACGGAACGGGATTGTACGGCGTTCGCGTAGACAGCGTAGACACCGACGTTTCTGAGTTGCTGGGCGCAGGTGTTCACGTTGTGGCTGGCAACGGAAACTTTTATCAGATCGCTGATGTAGATGGTGGGCAAGATTACAATAACTACTACACGTCTCTTTCAGGCGGCGTTACGGCGGTAAACTATTACATGCGCGGGGGAAGCCCCTCGGCAACGACGGGCGTAATCAATGTCGGCGGCATAACGCAGTATTTTGAAAGCCCTGAACGTATATACGACCCTACCGCAAAAGGGCCGAGAACTGACCTTTTCGCCCCTGCCGTTGGCCTTATAACATCTACGTCAACGATAAACGTCAGCGGCGCTACAACCCCATACCCATATAATTCAAGTTACCTGATAGGTGTGTACAACGGAACGTCCGTGGCGTCTCCCTTGGTGGGCGGTATGGTTGCCCAGTTGTTGCAGGCATACCCCTACTACACCCCTGAACAGATTCGGCAGGCGGTCATAGATTTTGCGACGACAGGCGTGCTGTACGACGCTGGCTCGACCGCCTACACCAACGCTTTCAGACTTCACGGCGCGGCCAACCGCTATGCGTATCTGCCGCAAGATTTGGAGCCTTTTGTTGTGCCAACACCTCTGGAAACCAACCTCGGCCCAACAGTCCGTGAACTGTTGAACGACACACACAGGCTGTTGAACCTGACCGCTTCGGGCAACGTCGTGCCTGAAGTGAACTACCAGGACAACCTACGCACCCTGAACCAGATGATCGATAGCTGGAGCACCGAAAGGCTTTCGGTGTTTGCGACCCAGGATCAGGTTTTCACTTGGCCCGCAGGCGTGCTGTCACGCACGCTGGGGCCGACCGGCGACTTCGTCGGCAACCGCCCGGTGTTGCTGGACGACAGCACATACTTCCGCGACGCCAGCACTGGCGTCAGCTATGGCATCAAATTCATCAACCAGCAGCAGTACAACGGCATTGCGGTCAAGACCGT